CCTTGTACAATCTCACCTATTTGAAATGTTCCTGTAATTGTATCATTATCAACAATGAATTCTGTAACAGGACTGTCAAAGTTATATCTGAAAACATTTTCTACAATTGCTGTTGCTCCAGAAGTTTCACCTGTAATTGTTCTACCAATAAGTTTTGAAGTATCACCAATAACATCAATACCTCTAAGTATCTTTCTTGTACCCCATTGGCCGTCTGATACTCTTAAAATCTGTTCTCTAGGATAAATGGTTTCGGATTCTTCACCAAATAATAGATTAAAAAATATTTTATGGCCTTCAGCAGTACCTTTTAATTGATACAGTGATTTGATGTTTTTAATAAGTTTTCTTTTATCAACACCATTTGCTAATTCTTCAGGTAATGTTGCTAAAAACTCGTTTCTAAATTCTGTTAAGAACCTTGATATAACTTTGTCGGGGTCTTTATAAGAAATTAATTCAGAAATGTTTTGAACTGGATTTGGTTTATGTCCTTGAACGACAGCTCTTGCATTTGAAGATGAACCATTGATAGTTTCACCAATAATAAATTTATTTTGAGATGTAACAAATAATCTTGTGTTATCTAAATCTTCAGCAAGAATAACAGCTGTTGCGTTAGATGTTGCACCTGTAATTGTTTCGCCGTTTTGAAATTTACCAAATGCTGTATCTTCAGTAAGAACTTTATCACCAGCATCTAACTGTGTTCTTGTAGAACCTAAACGACCTGCATCAAGCAATAANAAGTTTTGTTGATTGGTTTCTGTTTCTAAAAGAATACCGTCTGTAGTTTCAACTTGTTCTACAGTTAATTCAGCACTTTCTAATAATTGATAATAAGTTTTAAGAAATGTGGCAAACTTAGGGTGTTGCTCAACTACAAATTCTGGTAATTGTGCATTGATGAGGTTTGAAATTTTGTCATTAAATTTTGCCATTGTACATTAATAACTCGTTACTGAGGAGTAACCAACTCCTGCATCATTTGAACCTCCAACGAAGCCGTCTTTCTCAACTGTGAAAGTTGAGTTTGCAATATCTACTTGTATAATTGTATTTCTTACAGGCACAATATCATTTGAATTAGGTATAACTGTTAATTCAATTGCTGTTGCTGTTGCACCTCTAATATTTGAAACTGTTGTAATATTTAATGAGTTGAGTGTAATTTGTCCTGTTGTATAATTAATTGTACCTTGTTCTGTGTTTGCATAAGTTTTAACACCAGCATCTAAGTAATATCTTCTAACATTACCTGAGCCGTCATCATCTAAAAACATTTCGTTTGCATTACCCGAAACAGTGAAACCTGTAGAAGTTAAAATACCACCCATATTAGCATTGTGACCTGGATGTGGATTGTAAAAAGGATTTCTAAAGTAAACATCATATCTTGCTGATGTACTTAAAATTGGTGTAAATGATTTTCTCATTTTAACTGTGGTAATATTTGATACAATACTATTATCAACACCATCAATCAAACCTGTAACTTTTGAATATCTGAACACACCATCAAATCTTTGTAATGTATTTGTATTGTAATTTGTAATTGTTGTAATTACATTTGACCTTAAAGTTTCTGCTGTTTTAGTTGTAGCCTTTGCATCATATCTAACAGTTGAATTTAAAATAACATTTGTAATATCAGGATCCACAATTTCAGGTCTAACTGAAGCCACATTGTATTGTTTTAATTGTGACACAATATCTGCTTTAGTAGCAGCTGTTAAAGTTGAACCTGATTGAGGGTTGATTGAAATTTTTACAACACCATAAATTGGCACCTCATCATCTTCACCGCCCCATGCACTTACTGATAATGCATTTGGATATAAATTTCTAACAAACACCTCATAGTCTGAAGTTGTTACTGCTCTGTTTTGAGCGGCATAGGATAATGGTGCATTAAATTTGATACTGTCACTTGTTTCTGCATCTGCACCACCTTGTGATGCTGAGTTTGTTGTAATTGTAACATCTGTAAATCCACCAACATTACCTGAAAGTGTAAATGAATTTGCACCATTGGATTCCGTTTTATTAGTAACAATGTATTCTAATATTACAATATTGCCATCTTGTATAGCTGCACCTGTAACACCGTCACCAAAATAAACTTCAAATCTACCGTCTTCTACTTCTTGTAAAAAATATGCTTTTGTGTTTGCATCAACACTAGCGTAACTAGTTGCAAAAGTATATGTTGATGTAGTAGTATCTTGCGCTGAATTTTGTACAGTAACTTTTAAAGTTGAAGTATCTGCTTTGTTACTTGGTATAACAAATCTTTGGTCGGGGTCATTTAAGTCGGCAGTATATTTAAATGTAACTAAAGTACCTTCATATAAAGTTGTATTTGAAAATCTATAAACACCATCAGCAGGAACAATTGTAATATCTTCATTAGTTACATATTGATATTGTGTATTATCAACTGTAGTTGTAAAAACGGTACCTTTGTTCATTGTAACCGAGGTGCCTGTTGCATTGTTAACCACAATATCAATGTCGGCTCTTGGTGCTCTTGGTGATGATGGTGTATAACCAATCATCTTTGCAAGTGAAACTATATTGTTACGAATGTCTGCACTATCTAAATAAATTTCATTTGTTGACATGTTGGCCAAATATGCCAGATAGTGAGTGTTGTATGATAACACATCAAGCATAATAGAAAGACCAGAACCTTCAAAGTTATAATCTTGGAATTCTGATTGACTTTGTAAAAATGTTCTTAGATTAGTTTTAATTTGGTCAAAATCTAAATCTGATATGTTTAACTTGTGATTGGCCATTTATCTATCTTAACCTTTGTAAAAATGTTGAAACTGAAACCGGGTCTGGTACACCACGAACATAAAAATAAACATCAACGACTAATCCGTTATTATCGGGGTCATCATCTACTGCAACTTGTTCAAGTGATATTCTTGGTTCATAGTTTACCAAAACTTCTTCAATTTTTCTTCGTATAAAGATACCTGTTAAAGGTGTAAAGTTTTCAAATAGTAATTCTCTAACACCACATCCTAATTCTGGATGAAAAGGTCTCTCATAAAAATTCGTCTGTACTAAATTAACAACGCTTCTTTTTACAGCGTTTACATCTTCAACTTTTACAATATCGTTAGTTACAGCATTACGGCCAAAGTCTAGGTCAATATCCCTATATCTTCGGTTATTTCTATTACTCTTATTAGTTGATGATGCGTCATAAATTGCCATAACGGTAATATTTATAAAGTTTTTTCGAACTTAATTGGCAAAAACAGTAGAAGAACCTGAAGTCATAGCACCTGCATCTGCACTATCACCTATTCTACCTATCGGAGTACCATTAATACGAACTGTTGAAGAACCTGCATTTAGATTAGCAACATGAGGGGCACAAGGTGGTGCTGGTGGAAATGGATGTGATACCGTAGGCGCTCCTACTACAATCATATTAATACCGTTTGCACTCACTGTACCATCTGTAGCTGGTGATGCAATGGTTGTTGTACTAGAACATATATGTCCAGTTGATAGACTATCACCTACTCTACAGACTGCCGGCATTATCTAGCCTTAGCAGCTTTTAAAGCTTCTCGTTTTTTCTCTTGTAAAATTGCTTGTCTTAATTTTCTACCAATTGGTATCATAACAGAATGGCACATCTCTTTGCCTTTTTTACTGATATACTCAACATTGATAATTGTATCTTTAAAATCTGATTGTACAGCTCTGATAGCCTTCTTTAAACTGATTTCTTCTTTTTCTTTTTCATCACCTGCTTCATTCCAAAACTTAAATAACCTCATTTTTGCCATATTACGCTCCATTAAACCCAGCTTCACGCTCAGATTTCTTTACATTGTCACATCTACAGTTTTTGCAACACTCAATTTCGTATTTTTCACCGAATTCGTTAGTTACTTCTTGTTTACACGCATTGCCACAGTGACAATCATGTCCACAATTACTACAACTTGACATATTTACCTCTTTCTTCTATTTATCTAAAAATCACAAGCGATTTTACCACTTCGAAGCTCTGTTTCTGCTAAATTTTCTTTGTTTTCTAACGCTGATTTGCCAATTTGTTCTAAATNCGGTGCAACTTTGCAATTTTTTACTGNTCCTGAACAGGAAACTAGAAAAAAGAGAACAAAAATAGAACAAATACTAAGGCTGCGACAATTTTTCATCATTTTTTTCGATTTTTTTTGCTTTTTTTGTAAAAAAGCGCTTGACAACACTTATTTATTCATATAGGATAGATGTATAAGTTAAAAAACGAAAGGAAACACTATGAAAAACTTAATTTCTGCAATTTTAATCTTTACTGGTATCGTAATGATGGCCGGTTCTGCTGGTGATTGTGACGGAAAATGTATGGAATATGCAAATTCTATGTCTGAAATGCTAATGTATGCATTTTTTGGTCTTATGATGATGATAACTGGTGCAATTCTAGCAATAAGTGAAAATAATTCATAAAAAAGTGAAAAAAGCTGTTGCCAAACAGAAAAAACTATGGTATAATATACACATACACTAAAGAAAGGACTTAAATTATGACTATTAAATGTGAAAAAGTTGCTACCTCACTTGAAGAAGGTATTAAGAATATTGTTGAAACTGCAAAACTTGACTATGCCAAGTGGACTGGCGCTTGTTCTGAGAAGGCTGGTGCAAGAGGTTTAAGGTCTGATTACTTTCAGCGTACACTTGA